TGAGTCGGCTCTTGAGTGGTTTGACGTCGTATGGTCGACCCGGTTGAACGACCCGAAGAAAGACGCGATGGTGACGATCATGCAGCGTCTGCACGACAAGGACATCAGCGGTCACATCCTGCAAGACATTGGCGGCTGGGAGCATCTCTGCATCCCGGCTGAGTGGGACGGGGCGACCCGCACCACATCGCTGGGCAAGTACGACCCGCGCACAACCAAGGGTGAGCTCATCTGCCCGGAGCGGTTTGGGCAGAAGGAGATTGACGAACTTAAGCAGCTGCTGGGTAGCTATGGCTCGTCCGGTCAGTTGCAGCAAGACCCGACTCCGACCGAAGGCGGTATCCTGAAGACGAAGTACTTTGAACTCTGGCCAGCCGACAAGGCGCTGCCGCAGTTTGAGTACATCCTTCAGTCCTACGACTGTGCCTTTACGGAGAAGACCAGCGGCGACCCGACAGCCTGCACGGTGTGGGCTGTGTTCACGCACAACAGCGAGCGCAACGTCATGCTGATTGACGCGTGGGACGAGCACCTGAGCTACCCAGACCTGCGTAACCGGGCGATTAAGGATTGGGGCACGGAGTACGGAGGCACCACCGTTAAGGACGGTTTACGCCGTGCACGTCGGCCTGACCGAGTGCTCGTAGAAGCCAAAGCGAGTGGGCAATCGTTGCTACAAGATTTGCGCTTGGCGAAAGTACCCGCAGTGGGCTATAATCCAGGCATGGCCGACAAAGTGAGCCGTGCGCACCAAGCCGCACCAACACTGGAACTCGGTCTGTTGTGGGTACCAGAGAGCGGTAAGAACCGAGGACACGCAGTGAGTTGGGCTTCTGGCTTCCTTAAGCAGCTGGCCAAGTTCCCTGTAGCGGAGCATGATGACTATGTTGACACGTTCACTCAGGCAATCATCTTCCTGAAGAACGATGGATGGTTTGAACTGCCTCAGGCACGTGACCATGATGAGCCGCGCCAGTACAAGAAAGAAAGGATAAACCCGTATGCCATCTAAGCCAAAGAAGCCAGTGTGGGACAAAGCACGGCCAAAGGGTCTCGGTGAGAGCAAGCCCCTCAGCGAGAAGAAGCTGGCTAGCGCCAAGGTTACAGCCAAGGCAGCGGGACGTCCCTACCCCAATCTGGTGGACAACATGCGTGCAGCGAGGAAGAAGAAATGAGCCAGCGGGTGGACAAGGACAGCTTGCCGCTAGACAAGCCGCGCCGTACACCGGGACACCCAACCAAGTCTCACATTGTGAAGACGCGGGTGGATGGTAAAGAGAAGATCATCCGCTTTGGTGAGCAGGGTGCGAGCACGGCTGGTAAGCCCAAGGAGGGTGAGTCCGAGCGCATGAAGGCGAAGCGCGCATCATTCAAGTCGCGGCACGCAAAGAACATTGCCAAGGGTAAGAGCAGCCCCGCCTATTGGGCTAACAAGGTCAAGTGGGCCGATGGTGGCCCGGTTGAGCTGCTTGACATGGCCGCTAAGTACGATGAAGGCGGCGACGTTGACATTATGGATTACCTGCGCAGCGCGGGTAGCACGTTGTCGTCCCTGCCAGAAGCGCCTAGAGCGATTTACGAGGCGGGTAAGCGCGCCGTACAGGCTGCGCCAGAAGCTGCTCGCTCGGCATTGCAGTATATTCAACGCAGCACCCCACAAGAGGTAGCGCAAGACGTAACCGGCGGATTGACCCGCGCTGCTCGTTACGTAAGGGACAACCCGGTAGACGTGATCACTGACGTTATCCCGTTCGTTGGCGAAGCCAAGCAGTACGGTCAGGACGTAGCTCGTGCCGCAGCAATGCGTGCTCGCGGTGATGTGCGCGGGGCGCAGGAGATTGAGCGCCTTGCCATTCCGGTTGCCGCTGCGTCTCTCATTCCCGGCATAAGTGAGGCTCGCACCGCAGGTAAAGTGGCTAACGTAGCTGATGAAGCTGGGCCGCTACTCAAGATGATGGAACAGGAAGTTGCGCCTATCGGAATCAAGACTGGTGCCAAGGCTGAGTTCCCGGTGCGCTACGGTGTGCCGCAGGGTGGTGTTAACCTGCGCCCGACTATTGACCCGGTCACGCTCAAGGGGCCGGACGTGCAGACCGTAGAGAGCTTTGTCAATCAGATGCGGGGTCAACCCGGCATGACCAAGCAGGGTCTGGCTAACCTGCTAGCCGCATATGAAGATCCGGCAGAGGTGATGACTAAAGCCAAGTTTGGCGAGCGCATCCCCGGCACCAACTACAACATTGTTGACCTGAAAAATAGCGCAGAAGGCGCAACTGCGCACTTGCTACAAGAAGCTACAGATATGGTCAATCAAGATCGTATGGAAGTGTTTGCTCGTACCGCAGAAAACATGGGTATAGATTACAGACAGGCTCGCTTTCTTCAAGAAATTTATGATAACGGGTTTGACCCTACAGACCTTCACCATGCAGAAATTGCTGATCTTATCCGCAACCGTTACCCCGGTCAAAATATAGACGTTGGTGACATTATTAATGACTCTTACCGTGAAGAGTTTGACAATGCAGTTACAGCGACGTTTGAAGCAATAGAAAATCAAGATTACGCAGGTGGGCCAATCGGCGACTACACGTACGGAGATTATCAGCGTCTGGTGGCAAATAATGACCCTGAAGGATATTTTGAGATTGGCGTGACTAATCCTAATGTCACTGACAGGTACAAACATTTCCCCGGCAAAGAGAATCTTACGGGTCATGTACGCGGTACACTGATGGGAGAATACCCTGCAAACATTATAAGTGGTTTCCGCACATACAATAATCGCAGCCCTAACCCAACGTATCAAGACTTCCTTGACGGCGCGGCTGTTCGCGCCTATAACTTTAAACCCAAACCTAATAGTATGGTGATTGAAGAGTTGCAGTCTGACGTGCAGAAAGGCGCAGAAGCCACCGGCCCGCTGCACCAGATACACGCGACGCTGTTCAAAGGCGCTATACAAGATGCGATTGAACAGGGTGCTAACACCGTCTACTTGCCGACGGCTAAAGCTATCGGCATAGCTCGGTTTAGCGACCCTGATAAATACGCGCCGATTTACGACCAAGAGGTGATCAAGTACGGATTGAACCCGCTCAAGGAGATCCCCGGCGTAGAAGTCAATCCGATTGGTGACATGTACTATGAGATCAACTTGGGGCCAGAAGCCAAAAACTACATCCTCAAGGGTAAAGGGCAGAAGGCACCGGGGTACGCTAAAGGTGGTCTAGTTGACTACGACCCGACGCACGTGGACATGATTGTTGAAGGCGTACACACCGGCAAATACGCACAGGGCGGCTTGGTGCAGTACGACACAAGCAAGATTGACGAAATGGTAAATCAGATTCGTGAGGGCATTTATGGCTGAAGAAAAACGACTTGAAGACGATATGCCCAAAGGCGAAACCGTCGAAATGGATGATGACGATCTTGAGGTAGAAGATACCGAAGATGGTGGTGCTGTCATTCGTCTTGAAAACAAAGAGGACGAACGCAAGAACCTTGCGCACTTTGCCAACATCGTTGATGAAGTCGAATCCGACATGCTCGAGGAGGCGGTAAACGATCTGCTTGAGAAGATTGACAAAGACAAAGAGGCGAGGGAGAAACGCGACAAGCAGTACGAGGAAGGTCTGCGTCGTACCGGCTTGGGCGATGACGCACCCGGCGGAGCCCAGTTCACCGGCGCTAACAAGGTCGTTCACCCGATGCTTGTTGAAGCCTGCGTAGACTTCTCTGCCCGGTTCATGAAGGAAGTCTTTCCGCCTAACGGCCCGGTCAAGAGCAAGATCGTCGGTGAGAACGACCGTGAGAAGCTAGCTAAAGCAGAGCGTAAAGCGGAGTTCATGAACTGGCAGTTGACTGAGCAGATGACTGAGTTCCGCTCAGAGTTGGAGCAGCTGAGCACGCAGCTACCGCTGGGCGGTGGGCAATACCTAAAGTTCATGTGGTCACCCCAGCATCGCCGTCCGTCAAGCGAGTTCGTGCCGATTGATGACGTGTATCTGCCGTTCGCCGCGACGAACTTCTACACCGCAGAGCGCAAGACGCACGTACAGTACATCACCAAGATGGAATACGGTAAGCGTGTCAAGTCCGGCATGTACCGTGACGTTGACTTGGGTGCGCCAGAAGAACCTGAATTCAGCAAGGCGTCTCAAGCTAACGACAAAATTGAAGGTCGTAAGGACACCAGCTACAACGAGGACGGCCTGCGGACGATTTTTGAAATTTACACCTACCTTGATTTTGGGGACGGTGTTGAGCCGTACATCCTCAGCGTTGACAAGTCGACCGGTATTGCCCTGTCGCTGTACCGCAACTGGGAAGCCGACGACGACCTGAAGCGTGAGCTAGACTGGATTGTTGAGTTTCCGTTTGTTCCGTGGCGTGGGGCTTACCCCATCGGCCTGACGCACATGATTGGTGGCTTGAGCGGAGCAGCCACCGGGGCACTACGTGCATTGCTGGACTCGGCGCATATTCAAAACGTGCCGACTTTGCTCAAGTTGAAAGGCGGCCCTGGCGGGCAGACTATCAATGTCCAGCCGACTGAGGTTGTTGAGTTGGAAGGCGGGGCGCTGGTAGATGACGTTCGCAAGATCGCAATGCCGCTCCCGTTCAACGGCCCCAGCCCGGTGCTGTTTCAGTTGCTTGGCTTTCTGGTTGACGCGGGTAAAGGTGTAGTGCAGACTTCTTTTGAGAAGCTGTCAGACCAGAACCCGAACCAGCCGGTGGGCACAACCATGGCGCTCATTGAGCAGGGTATGGTCGTGTTCAGCAGCATTCACTCGCGGCTGCACAACTCTATGGCCCGGTGTTTCAAGATTCTGCACCGTATCAACTCCGCGTATCTGACTGAGGAAGATATTGAGGCTCATGCCGCAGGGCTTGAGATCAACCCGTCTGACTTTGACGGCCCGCTAGACGTTATCCCGGTTAG